TTTGGCTTTAAATCATTAGATTTAGCCATAGAGCGGAATCCCACCGCTCTGGACCAACCGCGTCCGAAGACGCAGCTGTCGGTACGAAATCCCAATGTGGGGTTCGTGCCGTTTTCGTAAGGTACCTTGTCCTATCATGCCTGATAGTTACGGTGCCATCTTCTATGTTGCCATGCAAGAATGCGCAAAGGGCTCCATGGGCGTTGTAATAACGCTTGCGGGCCCATTTGGGCGTAACAACAGCATCTTCAAGAAAGAGCAGACGCTCAGGATTGACGATCCAACGCTTGTATAACCAAGCGCCGGACTCACTCCGAGCGATACGCTTCAAGTCCCACTTGCCTAACACTGGCCCTCCTTCCCAGGAGTGCGAAATGTCAGTCTCGTAGGATTGCCTACTAAAGCCCTGCTGGGCTCTAATAAGCTTCTTGAGGATGTTATGCGTTACTTTTATTCCTGCATCGTCGTTCTCGTGCAGAGGGACAGGCATACGCCTGACACTCGACACGAGCAGTCTGATCGTCTTTGACAAGCTAATGCCTGTCACAGCCGACCATCTGTTGAGACGGTTAATAGCGACATAGCGTGAGGCGGCGGTGCGCAAGTGTTTTATATATACACCACGCACTGGGAAACCTTTGTAAAAGTCTCCACCACACGACTCACGGAACGGTCCTTTAACGAAGGACTTTGAGGCATTCGTTGTGAACCCACATAATTCGAGTAATCGAATTACCTGGGGAGCGACATCACTTTTGCAGATGATGTCGTCTCCAAACACGCCGAAATTTCCTAGCTCGTATTTCACGGGCATAGGTACTGTGGTCAAGTATCCGAATCCATTTGACATTGAGCAGTCGCGATGTTTTAGTCGCTTACTACTCTTTATCATAGGGATATCGAACACTCTGTACACAGCCTCAACTGCACAGGCGAATATGGCCGTCTCCAATGGGAATGTAAAACCATTACCCATCGACGAGATCATATCCAGCTCTAGCCAACCTCCCTTGGCTTCACACAACGAGCGCATGCCCGTTGTGATGAAATCCTTGGGTTGGATTGCCGTCCTCTTGCAACGCAGAACCTCTAACACCTCCATTACTGGTTGTGGTAGAAATGTCCTGCAGAACTCGAGGCCGATTGAGTCGGAAGCACTTGACAAGTCTATCGTAGATAGATTATCATCAAGACTCCCTACTCGTGCTAGTTCACGATTGATATCGGGTTGAACCGACAAGTCAATTCCGAAGCGTCTATTAAGACGCCCGGTGATTAACTCACCAACACCTTTCTGTGCCCACATATTGAGCACAGGTTCGGTGCAGATCACTCGTGATATGCAGTCGTTCTTTGGAACGAATGACAGCTTACTCCCTTCAACTACATCGTATTCACCATAGTGTTCGATTCGGGCTGATTCGCCTGCCTCGGCACTATAGGAATCGCGAATGTAGTTCCGGTACATCCGGTACAAACCTGAAGACGTGCAAGTCAAGGGACCGTCGTAGAGCTTCGTATAGAAGTCTCCACCCCGGGCACCTACGCTCGCACCTGGACCTAGGCCCCCGCGTTCAAAGAACTCGGAGGAAAAGGCCAGAATACTTGGCTCAGCATTAGAGGGAATGAAAAACCTGTGAAGAGAGTCTTTAAACTCTCCTACCAGGTGATCCTCTAACAATGAGTTAGTCTTCAACTCCCAGTCCTTGCAGCTACGATTAGCTGACAAGAACTTGTCCATAGCAAGGTCATTGGCCTCAGGCACTACTTGTTCCGTGTATTTCTTAAACACGGAGTCAAGCAGGCTGAGAGCAGCGACCTGTTTTGGGTGGAGTTCACCGTCCTTGAGCACCTCTTCCATGTTAACGGAAGGGTACTTACCCGATTGGCTGATAAATTCATCAACCACCCGAGTAGGCAAGAACGGCATGAGGTCTGCAGTAAGGGTACTATAAAGAGCATTTAACGAGAGTTTCATATAAATCTCCTAAGGTATCGTAAGATTACTAACGGTTTGATGCTTCCCAATACGCTGTCCACCGGACGCAACCTTCTGTATCCTCTTGGGTACAGGCTGCTACGCCGATGAACAACAGTATGAGAGCAATGATCGCACCACTTGTCGATAATGCTCCAGCCTTATACTTCGTAAAAATACTTAGAAGTCGTAGGACTGGAATCTTAAAGACATGACGGTTCTTATCATCAGAAGGCATAGAAACCTCCTGATTACAAGACGCCGTCTATGGCTAGATCACCAATCTCCGCATCTTGGTCACTAAGTGCACCAATATGCGCGGACAAGCAAGCTTGAACGCTGTTCGGGTCAGCTGAGTCAGATCCTGCAATCATCGAGATTTTAGTCTCGACGAGCATGATCTGATCAGGCTGGCCAGAAAGTGGACTCACACCCTTACGAGTGCGAACCACGAAGACGTTCTTGCCAACGTTAGCAATTCTCCCAGTCACAGGATTCGGCTGACCCAGCTGCTTAAAAGTAGCAGGCCGCTCAACCGTAATCGTGAAAGGAGAAGATACCGAGTGCACATCAACACCTGACTGCGTACCGCCAAGAGCGGTTACAGCCCATTGTTTAGATCGTGCATTAGGAGGAGTGTCTGACGCCAGCGTGTAAGTTGGCGAAGTCAGATCACTCTGTGAAGCCCCCGTTAAGGGACTAGTTAGGCTTATAGCCATTTGGATAACCTCCAAAAAGGTCAAGTTTAACAAAGACCAAAACGAAATGCTCTGGTCCGATGGATCTTGAAGTTCTCGAATCGCGACTTAGTAGTAGCGATCCGGGGGTCTCAAGACTAATGACTTCAAAGCTTGTCGGTTTGCTACCGCAAGTGCGCCCAAATTGAGCCACCTGCGTCCACTTCCTGGTAATGAGAAATCCAGGGGTGGGATCAAAAGACCGTCATAGACGGATCTTCTGACACGCTTACCTTCAAACTCTGAAGAACCTGCGGTGCCGGTGATTATCGGCGGCCCTGTCTCGTAGCTCCAAGGGTTACGGTTCTGGAAAGAACCGTTCCAATTGTATGCTTCGATATAGACCTGTCGGATAGTTTTGTTTGTAAAATTAACATTACTACCGACGTACGATAATCCCGAGATTATATTACCAATATTGGTAAAGTAATCCACTACGAAAGACCACGGTATAACCTCCCAAAGGGCAGGCAGCCATTCCCTAGGTGTAAAGCCTAGGTTCTGAACTTGCCCACCGGTTACATCGTAGGCCAACATTGAGGAGTATTTAACGGTAACATAATATTTCTGTTTCCGTGATACTTTTGGAGTCCCGAGAGTGGCGTAGTAATTGGACGTATAATTCTTTACCGTTGGGTAAAGAAGTCCAGTTGCTTCACCAACCCCGTGAGCCCATTTACGTTTGTGCAGGCCCTCTCCGTAGGATTCACTGATAGCGTTTTTAATGCTATCAATTTCTCCTAGGAAAGGTCCCCACCCATACGTAGCCTCAAGGTAGGTACCAGTTACGGCGTCGAGCGCAGCTTTGCGCCCGGCCTTTGACCACCTCTTTCCATATCTTTTTATGGTCTCGAGATAGTCGCTCACTCCTTTACGGAGTGCCTTAGCTGGATTTCGTATTTGGGCTATCGTCTTGGTTAACTCCGCTAGAGTAGTACTGCCGGTAAAGGCAGAATGCTGTTCGCGGATATCCTCGACTAGTCGCCCAAGGGCATCGCTAGAGGCCTGACTCGTAGGAATCGAGTTGATGACGCTTTCAATGTATGACTCACCAGGCGGGTAGAACCTTTGGGTTCCGCGCGCATAATGAGTTTTCCATTTTAAGCCTGAGGCAGATGGACCTAATTGATTTTCAACCTTCGTTTCGTACGGTGAGCTATAGTACTTATACGAATATCCCTCGAAAGGGGTAGTCGCATTTTGTCCTAAGATCACCTGTGTACGCCACATCGGGTTTTTAATCCCTTCGGACCAATTACGATAGTTTCTGTATTGTGGTAATGGATTATAAATAATCTTACTACCATTTTTACGTACGCTTTCGTAGTACACATCTTCTGTATGAGTCAGAATAGACTCTTTTGATGTGTTTTCTGCCATCTAACTTTCCTCCTAGGTTCTGGTGGTTGACGAAATTGTCAGCCCACGGACGGCACCCGTATGAGAACG